CTACTCGTAGATTTTATGATCCTGAAATTACCACTACAGCTATCTATCTTCCCAAAGATATAAAAAGGAATAATAGATGGTGTCGATGGTTTTATGACCATGATGAAATGATTGGAGCTATTTTGGATGTTCATGCAGAACTTCCTTATTCTAGAGCAAAGTTACGAGTAGATGATCCTGTTATTCAAAGAGCTATTGATGAGTGCCTTGATAAAACAAATTTCTTTTCAATGCTTCCTTTGATTGATCTTGAATATATGAAAGTTGGAGAAGTCTTTATTTATACAAACTGGAGTGATTCTCTAGGAATGTGGGATAGTATTGTAATTCACAATCCTGACTTTATTGAAGTTAAATATTCACCTTTTGCTGATAGAGATCCCGTATTAGAATTAACTCCAGACGAAGAACTTAGATCTTTGGTTCATTCAAGAAGACCTGAAGACCAACAACTTAAAAAACGTCTTCCTCAGGATATTGTGAAAAGAGTACTTACGGGTAGAAATATCATGCTCAGCCCCAGTTGTACCACGCACATAGCTCGGAGAAGTAACCCTTATGATCTACGAGGTACTTCTATACTGCGCAGATTGTTCAGATTGCTCCAATATGAGGACAAACTTAGGGAAGCGCAGATTACGATTGCTGATAACTTTATTTACCCGCTGAAGATATTTAAACTTGGTGATGAAAATAAAGGATGGATACCGAATGCAAACCATCAGAAGGCTTTGGCTCAGATGCTTCAGCAGGCAAACTTTGACCCAAATTTTAGTTTGATATATCATTATGGTCTCAAAGTTGATATAATAACTGTAGCTGATAAGCTTATGAAAATGGATACTGAGTGGACCGAGATAAATAAAAAGAAATGCATGGCTCTTGGAATCAGTGAAGATTTTTTGATGAAAGGTGAGAATTACGCTTGTTTTACTGAAGGAACACAAGTAACAACACCGGATGGTAAAAATAATATAGAGAACATTTCTAAAGATACTTTCGTTATTGATAAAAATGGAACTTCACAGAAGGTACTTGATAATTGGTGTGAAGGAGTACCTGAAACTTTAGTTAATATTAAATTATGGGGTGGAAAAGAATTTCAATGCACTTCTAATCACAAATGGCCGATATGGGCATGGCCTAGGAACTGTGCTTGTGGTTGCGGGAAAGAAATTAAGACTGGAAAGATGTATGCTCACTCTGGAGCTCGTATTGGAGGAAGAACTGAAAATAAAGTTATTTTTAATAAAGTATCTTTTGTAAAATGTTTTGGCCACACGACAGTAGCAGGACTTCCTGAAGGATATGATCCTAATATTACTCTTCAAGCATCTGAAATTAAAAAATATGATTATTTGATGATTCCCCGAAAGTTTTCTGAAATTAAGACAAACACATCCAGGGAGCAAGCACGATTGTTAGGATACTTCTTGGCTGAGGGTAACTATTCAAAACATCATACGACAAAGGAATTAACTGGGATTAATTTAACTTTTAATGTTAAAGAAAAAGATACCTTAGTGAAAGATGCTTTAGACCTTTGTAAAAAGATTGGATTGCCTATTGTTCAAATTGAAGAAAACAATAAAAAGAATACAATACGTTTACGTTCTGCAAATAGATTAGAATTCAAAGATCTTATTATATGGTTTAAGAAAAGTGCTGGGGAATACTCTTATGGTAAGAAATTATCTGAAGATATTATGAGATGGCCCCTTTTCTTAAAGGAAGAATTAATTAAGGGAATATTTAGAGGGGATGGTAGTCAGACATCCAAAGTAGTTATGTATACTACAACATCTGAAGTTTTGGCGTATCAAGTGGAACTTATACTAGCACAGTTAGGATTTATTGCTAATTGGACAATACAGAATAACAGGATAAGAAATTTAACTAGTGTTTATAAAAGGAGAACAACCTATCGATTAGATTTTCATGGTAAATTTGCACTTGATCTGGCTAACTTGGTTTGGGGAGAAGATTCAAAAGTGCTAGATGAAACAGAGAAAAAGTTTCAATGTCAAAAAGCGTGGGTTGATGATAATTATGTATACGTTATGGTTAAATCGGTTGAAGTAGTAAAAAATACCAAGAAAGTCTATAATCTTACTGTAGAGAATTCTCATAGTTACTTAGTACATAATATAGGAACATTTAATTCTGCCAATGTTGGATTACAAATGGCACTGGCACGATATAAAGCAAAAAGGGATCTTTTTGAAATAAAATTTTTACGAGATAAATTTTTAAGAGTAATGGCTGAGAAGAATGGATGGTATCAGAGGGATGCCAGGGAAATAGTAGGTCAGTATCGAGTAACAAGAAAAGGAGAAGAACTTAACAAAAGACTTATTCTACCTCAGATAATATGGGATAAGAAATTAGTTCTACGAGATGATCAGCAATATCTTACCTTTTTAAATAATGTTTATTCTAATGGAAAAGGTCCCGTATCTGTATTAACAATGTTGACAGCAATGGGACTTACTTTAGAGGAAGAATTATCGAATAAAGAAAAGCAGAGAGAGCTGGAAGAAAAATTTGGAGTAAAATCGATTGCGCCTTTACCTGGAGGGCAAGGAGCTCCATTAGGAGCAATGGCTTCAAAAATAATGGATAGATTAAAGTTCGGTAAGAAGAAAGAAGCTCGTATGGATGAACCGCCCACATTAAAACCAGATGGAGATTTTGTTACACTGGATAATATAAAAGAATACGGAACTTATACTCAGGAAGATGAAAATAATTATGCAGTAGAAATATCAAAAGATTTAATACTAATAGATGATCAGGACTGGAAGAAAAGTTTACAATCTAAAAATGTACCTCAAGAAGTCATAACGATACTTTCAAACTACAACGATAAACTGGAAGTAACCTATAAAAGATCAAATGGAAAATTTGCTTCAGAGATACAAGCAACAGGAAAAGAAATTTCAGATGTATTGGGTAGAATATATCTTCAGGGAAAACTTTGGGCATATGGATCCACCAACTTTTTGCAGGTATCAAGAAATGTCTATGCCAGGGAAATAAAAGATTTCTCAGATATATTGATGGTAGAAGAATTCAGGAGCTGGGTAGATCTTATAGCCTCAGCTGACATGGATAAGTCAGCCATATTGAAAAATCTTAGAACACTGGGGAATACCTGCTTTTCTTATGGTCAATTGAAGGGGTATCAAGAGCAAGGGATAGAAACAGCAAAATTAAGTAATGTTATAGAGAATGACGGTATAAGATATGAGATACTAGATTTGCTTACTAAACGGCACAATCTTGCTTCGTTGATATCTCCTCGGGGGGATATTATACTCTTTTCTGGATGTATTGAAGGAAATGAAACAGTAGATCCTCATATAGAACGATACAAAGATTTTATATCTAACGGAATACGAGTATCTTCTTGCCCTGTTGAGTTTATTAGGCCTACAAAACAATACTTAGATAAAGTAGGAAGAGTTCTTAAAAAGAAATACGATACAATCTATTTCGTGCCGGATGTTATAGATTTACCTGAATGGGAAGAACATACTAAAAAGGCAATAGAAAAGGATCTTATAGATCTTGATAAGAATGCCCGATCTTTATCAATTTCTTCTTCTTTAATGTATGAAAAGCTTAAAAAAAGAGGAAATCTCGCCATATTTAATAATGGTAGGCATCTTTATGTATCTAATTGGATAGGTACTCAAGATAAATCTATTATTGATAATCTTATAAAGCATGTTGATATTTACCAGGAAATCGAGAAATCTATAGATAAAGCTTTTGAGAAAAAAGCATATGATCTTACCAGAAACGAACTAGAAACGTATCGGGTTTTTGGATACATAGAACCTATAATGCGAAATTCAGAAGTTATTGGATGGAGAGCTGTAGATTCTGGAGAAGAAAGATCTAATGAAAAGATAAAGTTTGGAAAAGCTTGGGATTCTGAAGGTATTTGTATTAATGAAACAGATCAAGATTCAAAATCATTCTTCTTTGATAATTTAAAATTATGGATAGAATACCCTCATAAACTAGAGGATTCAACAGTACAGAGCTTTAACAAAATATTCTAATATGAACTACAAAAAT